CTTCCGCGCCGGACTCGTCTAAGGCGACGCGCGATGCGACCTCTGTTGGTAATCGAAAACTAATCCGAGCGTCTGTATTCTGTTTAACTTGGCGAGGCAACGTATCAGCCGTCGGATATTGCGTGGCAAATATATTGCGGTAGCCGAGCGCGCCTCCTATCCGGCATATTTCCGATAAGGCGCTCAAGCAACGTGGGGAATCAGCGAGTTCGGCCGCTTCATCCGTAATGATAAATACGCGTCGCTCTTGATTCGCCTCAAAGGCGTTAGAATAGCCGTTCTTAGCGTACTTAGACATATCGTATCTAAGACGCATTAAAACGTCTCTAAGCGTCGATTCTGCGCTTTCTACGCTATCGGCTACGGTTTTTACCTGCGAGAGATTGCGGTATTTTCCGAACTCTATGCCGCCCTTTAAATCGATCAAATAAATCTCCGAATTAACCGGCTGCGAATTAACGAGATGAGCGAGGATCAACTTTAGTAACGCGGTCTTTCCGTGGCGAGTCATGCCTGCGACCGTCATATGCGGATACTTATCGAAGTCGTGATATAATACGCCGTCGAGCGTTTGACCTATCGGCATAGCCCATCCATTAGACGCTTCCCAATCGTACTCAACTCGTCGAGAAACGTCCTTATTATATACGCGTATGATGAGTACGCCTCTAAACGAAACCTTGACGGGCTTGCGTAGCGTTTCCGTCAATATCTCTTCAATCCTTGGGTCAGCGATCAGTCCGGGCGGTACTTTATAGACGTATTCGATAGCGTTATCTTTACGCCTCCTTTCTGTTAGTTTGGGACGGAGATTTCCCGATCGGTAATTGATATGACGGAGAACTGCGTCTATTTTACGTGGCTCGCGAGCTTGGTAGTTATTCGCCGCGTAAATAAGTCCTGACGCAATAGTTCCTCCTAGAATTACGTCAATCATCTATTCCGACTTCCCTTCCGAATGTATTTCCGGCTTGGCGGATTTCCGGACTATGAATATGCGGTAACAAGTAGCGATGTACAAGACTGAAAATAATATTTTGGTGTGACGATAAAGGATAGAGATAACCGGATTATTAAAGTGTATGTAATGGAGGTTGTACGTATTAATAAAAATAAATAAAAAAGTTTATAAAAACCCTTGACATGCGATAACGCATCATGTTATATTATATACAGTTAGGAAATGCGGTAGCGCATAATTAAAAGGAAGGGGAAATTAAGATGAAAAAACAAGTGATGGCAAAGGCAGTTGCAATGGCAAGGAAGATGGAAGGGGATTGGATCGCTCGTATGGCCTTAGCTTTAAAGGCAGCTTGGGCTATTGTTCGAAAGAGTGTTAAGCGTCCAATCGAGGTCATTAAGCAAAAATTAGAGAATAGCTTTAACAAACCAACGCTCGGTACTGATTTGTCACACTTAACGTTTAACATCTGGGAAAAATACGGCAAATCAAGAATTTATGTGAACGGAACAAACGTTAACGGATATTTCGATTTCGATCAAGACGGAAATATTCAAAAGTGGTTTTTTGATTGTGGATATGACTTCAGCATGAAAAACGAATTAAATGCTACAGCCGAATTAATGAAAATGGGGGAATTCTAAGATGTTAGTAACAAAAGAAAGCTTTAACCAATTGAAAGAATTACTTAATCAATTTGAAGAAGTCCACAACTCACCATACAGTGAAAGTTTTTATGATCGTCGAGTTGGTTGGGGGGAAAAGCCAGAAGGAACATTACGCTGTTCTGATCACTGGAATTACACAACAGAACATGACGATCTTATTCATAGCATTACTGACATTGAAGTTAGAGAAGGTAATTGGGCTATTGGAAAGTACGTCAATGGGATTTATGAAATTCTGTGGCAAAGCGACATAGAATATCACAAGGAAACATACGCTAGGCTAGTAAATGAAACAGAAAAGGATGGTTTAGAAAACAGAGATTATGACGTTAATATGATTTCTGTTACAAGTTCCGATTTTGAACCTAACAAAGTTGTTAAAAGAGATTGGAATATCTCGATTTGGTCTAACCATAAGGATCCTGTGATTTTAAAAGGATTTAGGATTCAATGTTTAAAGGAGGATTGCTAAATGTTAAACAAAATCATCGGAGTTAACGAAGCATCTGAGATAACAGGATTATCTCCAGGAACAGTGAAAAATTATTGTGCAGAAGGAAAAATCGTTGCTAAAAAAATTGGACAAACCTGGGTGATCGATAAAAACATATTAAAGGAGCGAATAAAAATGAAAGCAATTTATGAAAAGGCAGTGAAAATGGTTGGTTATGACGGTACTACGGAGGAATGCATCGAGTATTACGACAGCATGCAAGATTACCGCAACGACACCCAATATGACACGGATGATGAGTTTAATGAGTCTGTAAGGTCAGCGTTTAATGTTGATCCAAGTGACGTAAAAGGGTCTATCATCGTGTTAGATTCGGTCGGTTCGGTTGATGGGGTATTATTTACAAGTGAAGACGATGAAGAGTATATCTTAGATACAATAAAAGAATATTTTAAATAAAAAAAGAAAGAGGGCTAACTAAAGCCCTCTTTCTTTTACGCTAAAACGTCCCCGCATTTAATCTCCGCTGCAACTCCCGGACTACCATCGACGGTCTGCTTAATTTACCGTCCTTAACCGTACCCAAGTGACGCTGCAATCTCCGCACGGTATCCGGCCCTAATTTGCCGTCAACGCCTGCGCCAACTTTCCGCTGAAGCGCCCGCACCATCGGCGACCCATTTCCGCTACCAAACGATACTGTTCCGCCATAGAGCGCTTGCGTGACGCTATTTCGAGGCTGTCGGCTGATAATGCCGTCTACTGGCGTTCTTAAAGCTCGCTGCAATGCTCGCGTCGTATCCTTGCCCCATTTGCCGTCTACCGTTAGATTTTCCTTGCGCGCAGACGTCTTTTTCGGCTTGGATTTCGGCTTAGGCTGCGCCGGCTTGGTGCTCGCTAAATTTCCGCCTTTAATTCCCGCTTTAAAATCGTCCCAACCGTCGAGTAATTTTCGCGGACAATTCTTCCCACTCCAATGTTTATGCGGAACAACATTATCGAGCGGTATACCGTGCTTACCCATCAGCTTTGCGATCAATCGCTGCGCATTTTCTACCGCTTTATCGAAATCGCCGTCGCTATTCTCGCAAATCTCAATACCGATTGATTGGCGATTACCTGCGCCGTTACTACCGTCGCCCGCATGCCATCCGCTCTCATTCGTCGGCAAGTGCTGGATGATCTGCGTATCGTCAACGGTAAAATGCCAGCCGACCGAGCGACCGCCCGCGCCGTTGTGCAAATAGCGAGCATGCATCTCGGCATTAGCGCCCTTGTTCGTATTAGCCGTGTTATGTACCGTAATATACTTCGGCTTCATAGCGTAGCCCGGACGTTGTTCTTTCTGCGACTTAGATACGTAGTCTTTAATAATTTTCGACATTACTTCTGCCCCTTTTCGATACGCTTCTTTTTAGCCTTGAGATTGCGCATATGCTCCGTGCCTCGATGCGCCTCTTCGGTAATATCGTTATTCTTCCATGTCGCCCAAAGCGTGGCTGCGACGCTAAATACCGCTGTAACGGCCGCCTCAATTTCCGCTGAAGTGAACGGAATAGGCGAGATTCCGAACACTACAAGCGTCTGATTTACAAGCGCGATTAATAAGACGACTATTCGGATAGCCGTCGCTTGATCAATACGTAAATTCTTCATAATATCGTCTCCATTTCGTTTTATACGATGATAAGACCTAAAATTGCCGTAACAAAAGCGCCTATGATTAGGCGCAATATCCACGTCGTATTAGAATCGATTTTATCGATCTTATCCTCGATGTGATCCGTTCTTACTTCCGTTCGAGTTTGCCGGACGTCAAGCGTATTTACCCGCTCGTCGAGACGATTAAATTCGCCTCGTTTGACGTAATCCTCGCCGTTCATCTTGACCACCGCCTAAAATATGTTATAATGCGTATAAGCCGACATACGCGAGACCATCGCCGGTCGGCCGGAGGATAGGCGTAGTGGCGCCGTCCTCCTATTTTATGCGAAAAATAACGCCTACTCAGCGTCTTTATCCATTTCTTTTATTTGTTCTTTCTGAGTATCCTCTAATTCTTTCTTGAGCGATCCTATCTCTTGACGTTGTTCTGTGATAACAGCGTCCCTTTCAGCTATTTTTATACTTGCCTCTGACAATTGTATAGACAGGGACTGTACCATATAATTTAGATTAAGCTGATCTTCCATTTTTTAAATCCTCCAATTCGTCGGATAATTCTTGCACACTTTTAGTGAGATTAGCTAGCAGGGATGAATAACTAATATACTCTCCATCATCCGTGGATATATCATTACTTTCCTCCGCCAAGAACCCTATTCGATCTTGGTTATTATCCCTTAGTTGATACTCGACCACTTCCAATTTATTTATAACTTGTAATCCGCTCTTGTTATACTTCTTTATGTTCTTTTTAGATTTCCGGCTAGACCTTTCTTGGAAGTCGGATGCTTGGATAGGTCGATAAACAATTGGATCGTTGTTGTATACACCCCTTGACGTAACCCTAACACCTGTGTCAGATCCGAGGTAGACGAAATAATCGCCTCCGCTTGGAGCGACTAAGAACCGTCCATGAAGCCCGTTAGCGCGGATGTTCATATACCGGGTATCCGCATGACTGCCTTGCCAAAACAGCTTATTAGTTACCCGCATTTCTCCGTCATTCTCACCGCTTACACCAACGTAAAAATTATCTTGATCGGGCGGGGTCCTTACCGAATTAGATTGAAAGGAATAATCATTATAGATACGGACATACCTCTCAGCATCTAGTACGACGTCTCTTGTCGCGGCCTTTAGAGCGACTATACCGCGGTTTGAGTATAACGTAACCCCTCTCACATCAGGATGATATAAATGGCTAAAAAATTCTAACACTCCCGAACCGGCAATGCCGTCGTCATCCTCATTTGATCCTTGGTAATACGTCGATAAACCCTTTTCAGAAAAGTACAATCGCCTGTCGTCCGTCATACTCTCCGCTCGTAATAAACCGCCCGCAAATCGTAATCTAACATCATGGGTCTCGGTTTCCCCGAACCAAGTCCGAGTGTATTGCCCTCTAGCCTCGATCGTATCTCCTTGGATTAATGTATAACTACTTGCATCTCCGCCTTGTATGACGATTTGATCGGTATTAATCGATCCTGCCGTCAGTAAATTGGTATTAATTCCGTCTCCCGTTATAGCGTTTTCGAACGTCGCTCCTCCGTCTCGGCTTACGCCAAGTCCGGCCGAGTTAAATAACGTCACCATATTAGGGTCGTTTTTATCTATCGCTAATATTCCGTTATCATTAAAGACTAACTCCGTTTGAGCGCTTCTTAACGCCTCTGTCGCACGTAAAACAGCGTCATCTAGTACGCTATACGGTAACTTTATATTACCGCTTATAATTCCGTCGATATTGTTTATCGCCGTTTGCATTTTGGATTGATAACGCTTAGTTATCCCCTCGCTACCGAACGTCAGTTGCAAGTCAATAACTTCACCTTTCCAATTTTTTGTGACGGTCATATCGACGACTCGTACTTCCTCGTTTAAACCGATGCGCTCGTCAATTAAAAATACACGATCACCAAGCTCAGGCTGTGCCAACTCGTATCCCTGCTTGCGTAAATCGTGTATTGTAGCGCTAACGCTTATTTTTATTGATTCGTCAACCAGCGTTTTAAGCTGTTCATCCATCGCTTCTTCTGTCGTTATCTTTCCGTTTTTAATCGGTGGCGCATGACGTATGCCTATTTGCGGTATCTGCGCTAGAGGTGACGTATATTCACGTACTAGCTTAGCGCTTTCCCATCCGCCATCCTCTCCGTCCTCGTAATCGCCATAACCTTTAGCATACGTATAAAACGCTGTCGCATCCGTCTCTTGCACGATATTAGATGCATTTAGACGGTAGCGATACATAAACTGCGTATCACGTCCGATTAGCTTTTCGAGATATACCGTATTGCCAACGATTCGGAACTCGGCTTTATAGCGATTAAGGCCGCGCTTAAACATTTCCAAGCGCGTTTCTCCGCCGCCCAAGCCCTCCCATCGAACGGCAGAAAACGAGTCGACTAAGACGAAATTAAAACCGCTATCCTCAAAGATTATTGAGAAACAGCGGTTAGCTGTCATGTGCTCGTTATACTCTTCGTAAATGCGTTCGGTATCGAATTTATCGAAAAATATCGGAACTGCCGTGATTTCAACGGTTGGCAAATCTCCTATAGCTGACCGCTTGGCGTATACAATCTTATGAACAACGTCATCATGATCGACTATTTCCCACATTTCCGCGATGTCGTCGATAAATAACTTGTTGACTTTAGACGGTAATATCGTAGCTGTTAGCGTTCTGTTGCCGTTTAGCTCTTGCGGTTGTGTGATCGTCACTTGACAAGCGTATTCGTTGCCTTCGAGGTCTCTTACGTACATTTGATCACCTCCATAAGAAAAAGCACCTCATTCTAAAGGGTGCTTTAAAACCTATATACTGTTCAACAGTTTATTACTACTATTCAGTAGTAAACATCTGATAATCCAACAATCGTTGATATAATTCTTCTATCGTCACAAACTCAACGTCTTTATCGCGGGCGTAGTCGATTAATTCCAGCAAGTACTCAATGTATCCTCGCCAGTCTTGATTTGCATCTTCTACGTCAGCAAATTGCTCATGTGCAAAAAGGATTAAAATTCCCTTATTAGCCACGGTTGCATCTATATCAGACTTGCGTAAGGCCAATCTGCTATAATTATCATTATTGATATCAACTGTTTTAGCGTGTAAGTTATAAAAATTAATGTTGTCATAGTTATTATAAGATGGTATACCGCCCGTAGATCTGGCAGTTTTACGATATTGCTTTATGATATTCATTACTCTTTCATCACCAGCGCCACTGCCAAAAGGATATGCGTGATGCCTTGGTTTTGGAAATCCATTATCTATAAAAGATTGGTCTACCAACTGCATTTGTTCGTGGATTTCCCCGTCTGTTAATCTGTCCAAGTGCAGGTGATCGTGTGTATGACACTCTATACCCCAACCCGCATTTTTAAGCTCATGTAAGTTCTCCCAGGTCATTGAGCGACCGTGATTACTTACGCGACTAGTCCATATATATGATGTTGCATTTATTCCGCGTGCTTGCAAACGAGGGAATACTAGATCATAGTCAGTTTTAAATGCATCATCAAAAGTCAATGCTATTAAAGGTTTACGTAAATCAATTGATGGAATTTCTGGCTTTCTCGAGGTAATAAATTGCACTAGAGCCTTTTGAGTGTCTGCTACAGACACTTGATTATCAATAAACCCATCAGGAAAAGAATCCAGCAGTTTTTTCATTTCATTCGCATTAGGTTCATTGCCCTTACCAAAAAACTTAGTTAAATTTATAAGGGATACATCTTTAACTTCAATAGCCTTACCGATCGCAGTTGCAGTATCTGGATATCTAGCACGGATTTGCAATATTAAATCCCCATAAAAATTAGATGGGATCGTCACGTTTCCTTTTATATTTATGTTTTCATTTGGTGTAAAATCATCTATTGTTACATAAGGCATGTTTTGTTGTGAAGCAGAATATAGTGCAAAACCCATCTGATAACAATCTGGATTTGTGGCTCTAAAGTTTCCATCCACAAATAAAATATCTCCTACATCATAATCTGACATTATCGTCTGCTTGGCTCTTGTTATATAACTATTGCCCTCTCCGACCAATATCAACTTGTTACCTTCGTTACTGATCTCTCCGGATATATCTCTTTCCCATCCTTCGATTCCATATTTAAAGTTCCCATTAAAAATCATGTTTTCGAGCTTTGAATTACCTTTTTCTTCTATCTCTTTTAATGACTTCTCCATTTCTAAATATCTTGAAAATAAGATTTTGCTTAATCTCCCTGCGCCAAGATCTCCCTCAAAATAAGATGTACCTCCTAAAAGGATATCTATAACATCTTTAGATGGTTCTTTGCCTTTACCATAAGCTTCCGTTAAATTTATCGCTAAAAGATAATCAACATCAATAGACTTATTTAAGGAATCCTCCCAATAAGACCAAACAGACCCAGTAAAAACACCGCTAAAGTTACTGGCAACGCTACCATCATACAAATGAGACAACTCATACCATTTATTTATCTCAGGATTATCTATTTGTGATCGATCGGAACCTGATTCACCCCCACGAAAACCAACTGCAATCCAATCCGCACCCTCATCCAACGCTCTAGCCCTAGTTTTGATATACCAAGTATCTGTAGGGGCAGTATCAAGTAAACGCTGAAACAGTCTTGCGCCGTTACCGCTTGTGGATTTATTTTTTAGTCGCACAATACCATTAATGACTTCTCCGTTCCCATTCCCGACAATAAAATTATTTAGGCCATCTGAAAAATCACCATTCTTAATTTTATTTATTATGTTAGTGTTTAGTCCTTCTGCCGCTTTTGTGACGATATCATCAAAGTCATCATATATACTGTCTAACTTATGCCCCAATCCTTCTAAAACATCCCAATTTTCGTTTTCATTATTTCTCGCCTCTCTATTCAATTCATTTTTAGTTCTATTTAATTTCATTAAGCAATCACCTCATAAGTAATAAAATCTAAAATCAAACGATATTCTCGCTGTTCCGTTTTGCGTAAATTCATTCCATCCTGGAGCTATCGTTATAAACTGTCGATTAGTCTTACGCAACGCCTGTATGCCGTTATCAGTAACGATAGCGCCATCTAAGTCAATAACTCCGTTTATTTGATCGGTTATCCTAAATACATCGCCTGTTGTTCTATTGCGTAATTCAAAGCCTTCACCTGCGCCAATGATCGATATTTTAAGTTCTTGCTGAAACGGATGTATTGGTACGTTGCCTGCGTTATAAATCTCAAAAGAACGTGTTGAGTGCGTATATCTATGAGACTCGTTATCGTATAACAAACCCATTCCATAGCTCCATAACTCATCGCTGTACCTTAATCCATTGCTATCTATATCCGCTGTTGTGCCGATGGATTCGGCAAAAGGTAAGTCCGTAGTTTCAAACGCCATTTCTCCGTATCCATACGTAAACATCTGCTCGATTTCGAAAGGGGACGATGATAAACGCACCTTATACCGCTTACCTCCAACGTACCTATCCGCATATTCATCACCCTCGCCGTCGCAGAAATGCATCGACGCATATTCCGGGCGCCTCATCTCCCGGATATAAAAAGGCTCTACATCCGTTACCAATTCGAATAATTTATCCCGTAATAAAGCTACATCGCTAAGGTCGTGAGCATTGATATAAAACGGTATCCTAATCGTCCTTGAGCCGTAAGTAGCGCCCATATCGACGTAACCATGACGCCCGTCTATCCCGCTATATGACGGAATCATCTCAATAGAACTTACGGAAAAGTCGCGTACTACAACGTCATGATCGCTAAGCCGATAAGACGTCCCGTCTGCCTTCGTAATTTCTACGTCCATTAGCCGAAATACCTCCTCGTTACCGCATCTCTCGCGTTTCCTTCGTTGACGTGCGGTCGAACAATACGACCTACCTGCTCGCCGTCCATTACGACTTCTAGGTCGCCCAATCTTCGCTCAATCGACGTCAGCGCCCCGATTAATCGATCATCCCGCTCGTTTACGTCAACCGTACCTCGAACAGCGCTCGATAATGTCGTCCTTATCCCGTCCGGCGTAGCGTAAGACATGTCGATTTCCTGCGGTTCGATTATCGCTGCCTCTGCTAATCCGTCCGCTGCCTTTGCGACTAGGCTGCCCGCTTTTTCTAAACCGATCGCCAGTCCTTCGCCTGTCCATACGCCAATTTCCGCCAATACTTTCGAAGGTGATCCGATATTGAGGACGCCTTTAATGCCGTTTACGATGCCGTTACCGATTTCCTTAGCCTTATCCCAAGCAGCCGTTGCCATCGAACCGATACCGTTAATCAATCCTTGGATTATGTCTTTACCGATTTGCATTAGGTCAATGCCTTTAAAAAAGTCGATTATTCCGTCCCATATTTCGACGATCTTATCCTTTACCTCGCCCATTTTTTCGCTCGTTGCCGAGACAATGTCCGAGAATTTATCGGTTATCGTCGTCCAAATATTCGATAAAGTTTCGGTAAAAAACGACTTAATACCGCCCCATATCGTCGTTATAATAGTTCTGACGGCGTTAAATACCGTCGACGTGGACTGTTTAATATTATCCCACGCGGTCGTAACGAAGCCCCAAACAGCCTGCACGGCGCCGAATACTATTCCTTTTATACCTTCCCAAATCTCGTCTAGAGCGTCCTTGATATTATTCCATATCGCTATTGCATTCGATTTTAATTCCTCGAAATTTCCGGTAACTAAGTTGAGTATAAGTAATACAGCGCCAAGGAACACGTTCTTAATTAATTCCCAAATGCCTTCAAAAAACGATAATACACCTTCCCATATCGTAATTAAACCGACTTTCATTTCCTCAAATATCTCGATAAACGGCTGCATAAGCTCGGCGAATACCTCGATTAATCCTTCCCAAGCCGTAACCGCAATTTCGACGATTGTTTCCCATAGCTCCGCAAAAAACTCGGCAATAGCGTTCCATGCCTCTATAGCTGTCTCCGTGATCGATTCCCACAAGCCGACGAAAAAGTCCGCTATAGCGTTCCACGCCTCAATCGTAAACTCCTTTATCTCGTCCCAGTAACGATATATTAAATACGCTAATCCTATGACCGCTACAACTATCAGACCTATCGGATTAGTCAAGAGCATAAACGCCTTGCTTACCGTTTTAACTACGGTAACTATCGCGGTAAACCCGCTTATAATTGACGGAATAAATCCGATTAACAATAGCATAGGTCCGCCTACCAGCGCTAATGCAGCCGCGATACCGAGTATAATCCCGATGGTATTTTTCGTTGAATCGTCGAGGTTATTGAACCAATCGGCTAATCTCTTTAACCATTTCGCTACTTTTTGTATTACCGGTATCAATGCCGTCCCTATCGCTATTTGAACTCCTTCAAACGCCGAACTTAGCTCCGTTAATGCTCCGCCTAAATTATCCTGCATGACGTCGGCCATCTCGCCTGCTGCGCCCTCTGAATCGTAAAGTTCACTAGCTAGGTCCGCTACAGAGTCTGCGCCCTTACTTGCGATAGCATTAAATCCTACGAGTGCTTGGTCGCCCATAATCGCAGCCAACGCAGCGTCTCGTTGTTCTTCGGACATATTTTCCGTAGCCCTAATGATTTCCTCAATTACATCCGGCATATTACGCATATTGCCCTCGGCATCATATAAAGCTACCGACTGATCTCCGACTGCGATTGCACCATCTTCCGCGCTGCCTTTTAAGTCTCGTAGCATTGCGTTTAAAGTCGTACCCGCCTTAGAGCCGGTTATACCCGCATCTCCGAGTACTCCGATGAATGCAGCAGTATCCTCGATACTCATGCCCGATGATGCCGCGTTAGCTCCTACGTATTGTAAGGCATCTCCGAGGCTGGTAACGTCAGTACCTGCGCTACTAGCTACGTAAGCCATGACGTCGGCTACTCGCCCGGCTTCCGATGCTTCTAGTCCGAATTGGTTCATCGAATTTGCCATAATCATCGCAGAATCAGCGAGTTCTAGTCCGCCCGCAGCCGCGAGGCTTAGCGTATGTTCGATACCGTCTAAGACTTGATCCGTTTCCCAACCCATTTGAGCGAGGTTAGACATCGCTTCTGCAGATTCCGACGCGCTGAACATAGTTTTATTACCCATCTCGATAGCCTTATCTCGTAGACTATCGAACTCATCGCCTGTAGCCCCGGAAATAGCCTGCACGTTACTCATTGATGATTCAAAGTCAGACGCCGTTTTTACCGCGATTCCTAAACCGCCAGCCAATGCGACGCCTGCGCCTGTCACGATCTTACCCGTCGTCTTAAACGCGTCGAACGTCTCTTGATTCGCCTTACCGAAGTCTGCTAGTGCCTTGTTGGATTCCGCCATTTTCTGACTAAAATCCGTAACGTCCGCGCCCACTTTCACGAGTATATCGTTAGCCATCCGTTTCCTCCTCTCTGAACTTTCCTTTAAATTCCTCAAACCGCTCTAACCGTTCAATTATCGCCCGCTGACGCTCTTTGACGTCATCTGCCGTCTTACCCGTATCAATGTCGCTTGGTCTCTTAAACAATTGCGACTTTTTAAGCTTCT